CATGAAGCTCCCTACAGGTTTTAACCAGAGGAACTAAAGTACCCGCTCCCGAGCCTCCTCCGGCTCCAGCACAAATAAACACTCTGTCTACATCATCGCCGAAAGACCGACGCATAAAATCTAAAACGTCGTCTCTTCTTTCGTTAAAACATTTTTGAGCTACGGCTCTATCTTTACCAGCTCCTCCAGTACCTATGCAAAGCTTGTTTTCCACATTGATACTGTTCATATCTTGCTCAGCCGTATTGAGAATACCTATTTTCCTATAGCCTAATTTGTGAAAAGTTTCTGCTATTCTGGATCCACCTTGACCAGCCCCTATAAAAGCAAATTTAAAAGCTCCATCAACCTTATCTTCTATTTCTTCTGCTTTTTCTTCAGGTTCTGGGGGTAGGGGAATATCCGGTACAATTATATCTATTGTATCTGCTCCCATGTACTGATTAACGTCTTGTATATTGTCTTGTTCGCTCATTTTTATTAAATTTTGCTTTCATAGAGTAAGCTTGCTAAGTAATCATCTACTTGATGCTCATAAGCTATACTCTGTATTTCCTTAACTTTTTTAAAATTAGTGTCTGTTGGGTTATCTACATACTTCTTGCTTTTATCCAACCATTTTTCTGCCGGTTCGTTAGCCATGACCACCTTGCATACTTCATTCGCAAGGCTTCTAATTTTATTAGTAACTCTTTTGTTTTCGTATTTCAATTTTAAATGCTCTTGCACTTCTGTCTCAAGCTTCTCAGCTAAAGACAAATTCTGCTTAATCTTTTCAACACTAAACTTTTGAGAACCGCTCGTGTTTTCTCCAACAGGGGTAACCTTTTTCGTTGTTTGCGGGGATTTACTTCCCTCAGGCCGACCTTCTTCTTGGCCCCCACCTATGAGTGGAGCATAATAACCTTCCTCTTTTAAGTCCTTGAATCTCTTTTGGGACTCTATAGATTCTGTTGGTTCTGGTAGACGTCCCGTGTCGATAGCCTGAAGGCCTTCTTCTGCAGTCAAAACTCCATATTGCAGAAGCTGAGCGACAACCCTATTCCAAGTAGTCTTATCTTTTAGTTCAATCTCTTGAAAGTGAGGTTGAGGATAATTTTTAAAGCCTAGCGACTTACAAATTCTTTTAATCTCTGGGGATAAAAATTGATTAATAAATGCATCTCTACCCTGCTTAAGTCTTTCTATAAATACTTGAATCTTAATACTTGTATTAGCAAACTTATCTTCTCCAACTAAAATATTATTCAGCCCCATTTGTATATCAGTATTAACAACATTGTATTTTTTAGGATCAAGAATCCCAGCAATGTCAGGAATAACAAATTTTGCTTCAGTTGTGTAGTCTGATACTAAAACCTTTCCAACTGATTGATTTTCGAAAAGTTTTTGCATTGTCTCGATGCTTCTTTGGTTAACGTTGAGACTTCCGTCTTTCAACTCTGAACCCATTGTGATAAGCAAGATAGCTTGGTTAGTTGTCCGGGTTATAGCCATATCCATCTTCTTCATCTCGGACTTCCAATTTATATCTTCCAAAACTGGAAAGCCCATAGGCACAGCGAATGGTTCGTAGTCTTGCTTTTTGTAAAAAACTGGACTACACTTATCGGGGTCTAGCCGTATACTAAGTACTCCAACGTTTCTCCCTTTTAAAGCTTTCTTGGCCTCTGGGTCTAATGACTCATAAACTTGCTTGTCTTCTTCAGTCTTTGGATTCTTCAGTCTCTCTAGTTCGTAGTCACTTAAAACTTTATAGTATACCCCAGAGCTAAAGGATATATTCCCCCCCATTTGTATATCAGCAGGGTTTAAAATTATATACCTAGAAGGTAAGGTGTTTTCTTCCTCGGTAAGCTTCAGGTAGTTAGCGCCATAAGTCTGGGTGATCTTTTTTAAATCGTCTGGCTGTATCTTTGTATCAAACCTATGAACAAAAACATTCCCGGAACGATAATATTCTCTGAAGAACTTATCCAAAAAACTTTGGAGATCTATTTTCCTAAACAATGCTTCGAGAAAATCTCTTGACTTTTTACTACCACCAGTGAAATAGACTTTTGTAGCGGAGAACTCCGTCATCAAATCAATGACATTTCTAAAAACTGAAAAATTATAATAAGCTTTTTGACAAAGGACAACGACGTCACTCACATCCAAAGAACTTTTATTCTGGACGCCTTTAGAAAACTTGTAGGGAACTAAACCGTTCTCGATATTCTCATACCTATTTGTCCTATTTATCTGGCCTCCAACATTCCTGCGCGTCCTACTTGACTGATCGACGGTTGTATATGGCGAAGCGGCAAAGCTCGTCATCATTGGTGTGACTTCCTCTTTCTTGTTATTTGTTTTCTTTGTCATTTTTTAAACAACGCATAATATTCCGGGACCTACTCCCGGGTTACCGCTTCTGAAAAGCGCACCACTATTTAGCCCACCTATATTGGGCCATTCGGGTAAATTATTCAAGAATACGTACCCACCAGATAGACCACTGACTGTAAATACATCATTTACCGTTAATGGGTCACCACTAAGAGATATCGTGCTTCCGCTTATGTAAGACTTATAATTTCCAAAGTATACACGCTCCCCACTAACATTTAGTGGGTTCGTGCCATAAGGGCCAAAGTTCAGCCTATCGTCATCGTAAACATCTATAAGAGGCAGACCGGCTTTATCAGTTACAGAAAAGACAGGAGAGTCTGATCCATATCCCGGAGACATAGTGAGTAACGAACCACTTACGTCATCAAACGTAAGAGAGTTATTCGCATTAACCCTAAGTGTCACTCCGTCTCCACTTAGTTCTATCTTATTAGTCTTTATACCTGCACTGAAGGTTTTAGCTGCTGAGAAATTTGTAGAAGTATCAGTTAAGATGTTAGATATAGACGTATTCAGATTTGTTCCGGTAGTATTTAAGCTAGTTTTTAAATCTCCGCTAGAAGCAGCAACGAAACCTGTCATTTCTGGCTTATCTACTATTTTAACCCAACCATCCTTATTTGCTGTGTTTCCTGTCGCAAGAAAAAGCCCCTGCGTATCATTATGACCAGAAGAAAAGGCTAAGGCTCCCGATGCTGCAGAAACCGAAAAGTCTCCCGAACCTGTATGGTAAAAACTACCAGACTTCAAGAACTCTCCACTAGTTGAAGAGAATTGCCCCGAGCAGACAACTATAGTATTTTGCAGCGCACCGCTTGCGCCGGAAGTGAAGGACTCGGCATGACCCGACACACTTTCCGCCTTGTTGAAAAGCAATGACCCACTATTGTCCAAAGCCCCACTAACCGCAGTCACTTGAGTAGTCGTCTGCCCAGATAATACTCCGCTATGTCCGGTGAAGCTGTCTGTCTCTAAAAAACCCAGAGGATTGCTGTAAGCGTAAAATCCGCTTGTGTTGGTAGCAGATCCTGAAACCTTTTTATGAATGAACTGAATAAAAGTATCAGAATCTATTTGTCCGGTTGTTAATTTTGACGGCATAACAGCTTATTTGATGTTAGTTACACTTAAAAAAGCATAACAGGCTCGAAAGTCTCCTTATTATTATTGACTTCCGCTCTAGTTATATCGTTATATAGCTTAAGGCCCCAATTCGCCAACATTAATGCTGAATAATTATCTTTTCTTGCTTTATTAGGGGAGTTTGACCTCTTAAGGTGCTGAGGCAGGTCAAAATTCTGTGATCCCCTAGAAGTTGTTTTGTGCTCCACCAAGCTGCATTGTTTTTTTGTTTGGTAAATCATGTCGTCTTGATGCTCTATAAAATCAAGCATAGTCCAATCTTTCCTGTCTCCAGTAAAAATTATTTTTTTAGGGTAAGGAAGCCTAAGAGTGCTTGTTCTATTAAAAAAGGTTTCGTTAGAAGCTGTTCTCGAGGCAAACCAAATTTTCTTATAATCTATACAAGCTTGGAGATGCTCGTTAGCCCGACGAATAAAGGTAGTTGTAAAAACTTGATTAAAGCAAATTTGATTATTCTCTAAATTATATTTTATCTTTGCTTGCTTTAAGGATTTTTGATAATCTAGTCCCTCTGCATCCGAATTTAAAGGAATCGTTTTTAAGTTTACTCTAGCGTCTTTAAAAAATTGAGACTCATTGCAGCTATCTAAAAAAGTATCAGAGCCAGCATTATCAAGACATATAAAAACAATATTAAAAGCTTGAAGTATATAAGCTAAATATTTTACATGATTGTTTAAGCTACCCAAACCCGCATAACTATGGACTAAAATTCCCCGACCCGTACTGTCATCTATTTCCATTACAGCCATAGCAAAGTAGTCAGCCGAAGGACTATCGCTCATATTAGGGTCAACACCTAGAACATAACGCTTGCCAGATCTACCAACCATTAAAGTAGAAGGCTCTTCATCGCCCGTTAAGGTGCATAGGTCCATCTTCTTAGCGCTAAAGTAACTGTCGCTACCATCTGTAAACTGAGCGCAATACTCTCGTTGAAAAGAGTAGTGAGAGGCTCCTCCTTCTGAGGCTTCATCAATAATGGTCCTGTCTATCATTTCCTCAGGCAGGGCCTCGTAGCCTAATTGAGAAACGAAGTATTTGGCTTCTTGCTCGTCTTCTTTAGTTTCTATTTTACCTACCCATTCTTGGTATGTCTTGTATAAATTTTCGAAAGTGTAGCTTGCAGAAGATAGGGCTATCATCTTGGAGGTGTTCTCAAACTTAGTTCTGTCCTTTTCTTCGATTGCTCCTTGTTGTATTAATTCGTCCTCTATTTCCTTGACCTGCATTCTTCTTGTCATGTCTTGGGGGGCGACCAAGAAGGGCATTAAAACATTTTTAATTATGTCCTCTGGCAAAAGCATAAACTCGTCAAGCACAAGTACGTTAGCACGAAAACCACGAATCTTTTCGCCACTTAAGGGGATGGCCGTTATAGTACCGCCATTTATTTTCCATTCGTACTGGTCATTTCTTTTTGTTTTAGCTCCGAAGGCTTGAGCTAGCAGAGCAGCCTCCTTTGTCTCTGCTATCTTTTCTATATTGTTGAAAATGAACCTTGCTGTACGGAAAGTCGGGCCAGCTATGAGTATTTTTGTATTGGGTTCAAAAATGCATTGAAGGAAACAGTATATAGAAGCTATGAAAGACTTACCGCAACCACGACCCCACACGCACATGCTAAAGTTCCTATTAAACAACCCTCTTAACGTTATTTCTTGGTATGGAGCTAGTTTAATACCAGTCAGTAGATATGTTGTAAAGTACAAGTTACTTCTTAGAAACTGCGCTAAAGTAATTCTTGCTTTTTTATCATCGAGGAA